ACGCCATGGCCAGATCTAAAGATTCAAAATCTTGTTGTTGTGTCGAGCTTGCTACATTATACATTCAATCCATTAGACTGTAAAGTCTTTCTTCCCAATAAAATTCATACATCTGGCATTGTTCGGCTACTTTGCCCACAAGATTGGCACGTTGAAGATATGTGCGACTGGTTTTTGCCGCCTCTAGTTTGGCAATCAGCACATCAATTTCTGCGTTCATACGTTCGTCAAGCGATGATAGTTTCATGTTCAACCCCAATCTTTCTTGTTGCCGTGTTGTTCGTTCCAATTGTAGCCTGCGGTATAGGCCGCGATTTGTAGTGCAGTCATGTCGTGTATGTCAAAGCGACGACTGGTGCCAGTCCCTGCCACATAGAAGTGGGGCTCGTGACCGCGATTGTAATAACTGTCAGCGGCACCGCGATCAAACGGACCACCATGACGCTGGTCATAAAATTGACCTTCAAATTCAATCGGCTTTGCGGTGTAGTTGGCAAGCATGTTTTTCTCTTTACATGTATCGGTTGATGAACCAAACTTTGATCACAAAAGTGACAGCCAGGAATGCAAACATTTCAATCATGACGTTTCCTTAGTCCAATCGGCTACCAGCGTAGGCGGTGAAACCGTATTTCTTGAACACATCAGCTGCTGCTTGAGCGCCGGCTTCCAGTGTGTCTACGTTTTGTACATACATGTCTGCTGGGTTCCAAATTTGGAAGGCTCCTGTGTGGCTTTTTCTGACGCCTGCTTCTTTAAGAGCCCGACCCAATTTGGTATTGCCTTTGACACCAAAAATATCAACCCAAGCAAAACCACAGGCAAATTGATCTCGCCCGTTTAGTTTTTCTTGAAAGAATTGTTCAGCGGCTTTGCGAGCGGCTGTTTTGGCTTCGGCTACGATTGTATCAATTTTGACACCGTTAACTGTAACTGACATCTTGAGCTCCTTTTTAGTTTCTATACAAGTATTATAGCAAATGGGCAATTATTGGTCAACCTTTTTTGTACGCACATCGGTGTTGAGTGCAGGTGCATACTTTCGTATTAGTTCACGCTCCAACTTGTGTGCGGCATCCTTGCCACGCACCACGTCGATAATGGCGGAGTTAACAGCCGACTCACCTGCGGCACGAATTGCTTCGTACAGGTTCCACGACTTGTCTTCAGTGCGCGAGCGATAGATGTGCTTGTTCACACGGCTACGCAGGCTCATTGTGATTGTGCGCTGAGTTTTTGCGGTAATACCAATGTAGTACTCCAGGCCAATTTGGATGAAGTAAACAATGTGGGTACGGTCCACTCGTTTTTTGCGTGATTGCTTTTTAAGTTCCATACAAGTATTATAGCAAAAAGAGCATTTTTGGTCAACCGAAATGTAGTACTACAAAAGTACTACTTTTTAGGGTTACAAAAGTGTTGTTTTTTTGCTCAATATTGTTGTAAACTTGCCACAAAACGGTTGACATCATTATACAGGGCATACATGGTTGCTTCCTTGCTGACAAAGAAACATAGTTTGGGACGCTTGCTGACTTGAATATAATACGGGCCAGTAAGTTTTCGATCCAGAGTTAACAGTATTCTAGGCACAGCATGAACAGCAACGTCTGTTTCAAAATCCCAATGTTCCAATTTGTATTGTTTGAATGCATCAAAACCAACCCCAGTCAGCCGCCAACCATTGTCAGGACTTTGCCACCATTCCGCCATGGCTTCCTCCACAGTCCATAAATCAGACTGAGATATCAAGAATTGTGTGAGTTGTTTTTTATTGAGCATTGGGGTACACTTGCGCCCCCTGCGTCAAGAGCACCACTGTGAACTTGTCGGTCTTGAATTGTGTGTTAAGTTTACGTGCTAGATTTTTGGCATGCCCGGGATTGGAGAATGACACCTTTTTGTACTTGGGTCCTGGATATTGTGTGAGCATGTTGCTGGTTTTCAAGTTGATGGGTTTTGCATCAAAAAACACTGCCCACACTCCTTCAGAGGCCAACACTTGTTCGGTCTTGTAAGTGGCTTTGTCAGTGTGTTCGATTAAAACAGTTGGCTTGGGTCTCGACATCATTATCTCCGTAGTTTATTTATCTCAAAAACTACGTGGTTTTGAAACTGCCACCACTCAATTCTACCGTGACAGTTTCTTCTTTGGCTGTGGGTTTTAGGTTACGCATACCTTCCAATGTCAGCAAAAGTTTGGTAATATCCCCGTGTAAGTCTTTGGCATCACGCAATGATATTGTTAGATCACGCTGGCCGCGACTTTCTGCGGCCTTGATAGCATCAACAAAGCGATTGATATGTAGGCTCATTTTGTCTGCAAGTAAGGGTCACCTTTTTGGAGGTGTGGGATAAGATCAGGTGGTGTCCAACCCTGTGGCTTCAGTACCTTGCCATCTTCACGCTTGCGAACTTTGCCTGTGTCTCGATCAATCTTGGCAAAGTTGGTACGCATGACTTCTTTCCATGCACCTTCTGCATCAGCACCAAGACTGTGAATGGCACCAATAGTCACAACCAAAATATCAATCAAGGCATCAAGATCGTCTACCTTGGTTTTACTAGCCACTAATTCGTTGAACTCTTCTGAGATGAGATTGCAGTACAATTGATATTGTGCCTCATTGAACTCGCCTACAGATTGATCGCAGGCTCGCATGAATTTTTCTTGATCTCTAAACGGGTTTGACATTTGCTTCTTCTTTACTAATAAACGGACCTTGATACTCATAACGCTCTAAGGAGATGAGTTTGGGGTGCTGAACAATTTTCCACTTGCGATGTTGCCGTACTCGATACCAACCAGCCGCAAACCATGACTTGGATTTTGTGTCTCTGGTAAACAAAGGTAACCGACGTTTGACATCCCACAAGGGATTGTATACCGTGCCTTCTACGTTGTGACCATACACTATGTTTTCCGGCGCAGGTGTGGCTTTTTCTGGCGGCTCGAATTCAATGTTCACAGCCTCTCGAGCCATTTTGACTGTTTTGTAACTCACGACATTGTCATGAATTTTTATGATACAGTTACCGTTCTCAGTCACTTCAAGTTGACCAATCTTGCGATTATTCTTCTTGAGTATCCAATACTGATTCTCTACTACAGGTTTAGCTAATATCATCCAATACTCCTTTGTATGTTTCGTTGAGCCAACGGCTGACTTGATCTGCGTTGTCACTGAGTTTGGTCAACTCGTACTTGCCACAAAACCGCATGAAGTGAACTCCAACTTGGCCAACATCCTTGTGCGAAATTTGTTCACGGATGCATTGATCTACAGTGGCTTTGACATCTGCAGGTTGTGCTGTAAGGTCAATCAAGGTACAATTACGTTCATAGTCATCCAGCACACGATGCTCGGCGCCATTATGGTCGGTCCAACGTTGCAACATCAGGTTGTTCCAATTGTATCCGCGCTTGTCTCTGTCTTCAAAGGCCTCACGGAGACCAACTTTATTCTTTGTGCCTTTCTCACGTACTCCAGGATACGCACTGAATACGTTGTCTGAGGTGTCGCCACGCATACACTTCTCAAATAACAGCCAGGTTGGATCCGGGATCGTTTTTGGCTGTTTAGTTTTCTTATCATTGACACGGTTACCTTTAGCATCAAATATACCCTCCAAGGTTAAAAGTTCATCTGAGATACCATTATATTGATTGACGTTGGTGGCCAACAACTGCACAAAATCAGTGTCTGAACTTACAATGGTGTGTTCATCTTGGGGGTGTAAAGAGATCCAACGTGCTATGATATCATCTGCTTCAGCAGTGGCACAACGGATAACGCTACAATTTGTTTTTGTAGACAAGTATTTAGTCAGCTCGTCGTACGTTTCCCAGAACAGTCGGTCTTCTTCTGCTTCTGTTTCAGTCATTGCCCCACGTGCTACAGCACGGTTTTTCTTGTAGGGCTCGTAAAAGTCCTTGCGCCAGCTACGCCCTTCTAGTGCGAAAATCACATGATCTGCTTGAAAACGCTTGGCCACTTTGTTAGCGGCCATTATGGTAACATGCAGGGCAAAACCTAGTTTGGTCCATGTATCACTAGCCCTGTGGGCACTGTGCCGGGCACGGAAAAACATGTTGGCTGTATCAATTAGTAGGTATTTCATCTGCACTCACAAGTTGGTTGTCGTAGATGTATTGTAGCACATGTTCTGCCCAAAGTCTATGACTTTTGGCATCAAAATGGTAACTTGCGGCATTTGCATAGGTGCCTCCGTTGTTTTTTAGCCAATTATGGTAGGATTCTTCCCGAATATACGGATGCATATACTCCTTGTCCCAGTTGTGGCAATTTTGGATATCACTGAATGTACTGTGTCCGCTAAAGAATAAATGGCGTATACCTAGATCTTTGAGATACTGATGCATCTTCCAAATTTTGTCATGTGCTTCGGGAGTCTTAACGTTCCAATCTACATTTATAACATAGTTCTTGTAGCGTTCTTGTAATTCGTCGGGTACTATGTCTATACCTGATGCATTTACTTGGTACCAAGTACCCTTATGAAACCACTCCTCTCTTTCCCAAGTAGTCCATTGCAGAATCATAAATGTATCGGCTAATCTGGTCCAATTGTTTTGGATCCATTCAATGGTAGTGCGTATGATACGATCGTTACTACCTCCTGAACTGGCTTGACAGATTAGTTCTGCATTTAATGCATCAGCTATGTGTCGGCCATAACTGACTGCTAGGTTGGCTGGATGTGGTTCTGTTCCACGATCCCAATATTGTCCATCATCTACAGCCCAAGCATGCGGAACTGCGGCTTCAGCGGCTGCAGAGTGACTGCAACCGTTAACATACAATATCATTTTTGTAGCAGTACTTTTTCTGTCTCTGCGGCAACCACACGTTTGCGCAGACTTGAGCTGGAGAATGAATGATCTCTACCATTGAACACCAATTCAATGCCACGCATTCCACACTCCTCATAACCAGAGAAGTTTTTGTGTTGATATTCCACACCCAGCACACGAACATCAACTGGCAATATCAACAACAAGTCAACAAGATCTTGTTCGGTTTGGTATACAACAACTTCATCAACATAACGGCATGCGGCCAACTGTATCTGTCGCTCAACAATAGATTGTATAGGGCGATTTTTAGTTTCAGGTCTATCGATAGTTGGGTCTGTTTGTAGCCCGCAGATGAGGTAGTCACAGTGATTCTTGGCTTCCGAGAGCATAGCAATGTGGCCCGCGTGGAGCATGTCAAAGGTTGAGAAAGTGATGCCAATTTTCTTCCCGTCTTGTTTGAGTTGTTTGATGTGATTGAATATCATGACACTTCGGTTCTTCCGCCGCCGATGTCTCTAGTGCTGACATATTGTCCAACACCTTTGATTATGGCCTGTTCTTGTTCCCAGGTTTCCATTACCACATGTCTACACACATTTTGGAACCAACGATCCACAATGTCAGCGTCCACATCATCAGGTTTCATCATGTAACCGGCTTTAACCAGTCGTGCCACAAAGATCTCATTCCAATCAAGTTCAAACGCACCTTGGTGCAGGTTGTTAGGATCAATGTCCATACGTACCATTGCCACGTATGGTTCGTTCTTTTCTGTGGCAAGTTCTTTTTCAGTCTTGACTGGTGCCTTGACCTTTGGCTCTCGGGGCGCAGGTGCTACTGCTTGTGGCTTTTTCTTGAACCAATCAAACATTTATTTTCCCCATCCGTTGCCCCAAAGGTCAACGTGCAACCTTGGAGTATACCAATAACCACGCTTGAGCGCCTCGTCTGCTACGTGTATACGTGTGCCATCATAAACACTGACAACACCACCCAATGGCATCACAAATACTGGTCCGCTAAAGCCGCGATTGCGATAGTCGTCTACAACTACATCAAGTTCTGCAAAGTCATCAATGTGACCCACAACAAACTTTAGATAGGTAATACCATAGGTTTCGTAGTCCCAAATAATGTCAGGTTTGATAGCATCTTCATACTTCTCTCCACTTAACGTTAGTTTTGGACTTACTGAGAACACAATCTCACCAAGCCAGTTGTTAAGATATGTTTTGAAATCACGATGTAGTTCTTGGGTACCATTGGTCTCAAATGTAATATGACGCAGACCACGCTCGTGTAATTTGTCCAACAGTTCTGGATAAGCACGTTGCCAGCCCAGCAGTGGTTCACCGCCGGTGATAACCAAGTGTACTGGGTTACCGTTTGGCTGTTGCCAGTTGCCATGCGGCAATAGCGCGGCCATCTTGTCCACAAGCTCATCTGCTGTGTATGTTGGACTTAGATGCTTGAAGTCTGGATGCCAGCTTGCATAAGAATCACATCCAGTGCTAACAAGTGGAAGCTCTTCAAACGTCTTGTACAAGTGTACACTCTTTGCCACTTCGTCTGCCTCGGCGCTTTTCTCCCCAGGCTTGCATCCAAACCCCGAACAGGTAAAGTTGCAACCAAACATGCGGAGGAAAATACTTGGTACGCCCACATAACGACCTTCGCCTTGTGCTGAATAAAATAGTTCACTTACTTTAAATTTCATAGTCTTGTTACCTTTGCTAGTCCCGACTTGCGGGGATCTTTATTTAGATTGATGCTCTCTTGTTGCATTTTAACACGAGTAGATTCGTTTGTCACCCAGCCTGGTAATACTGTGTCTAAATAGGCTAAATGCTCTTGAGGACTAGGATGCGGATCACCTGTTTTCCATCCCGTTGAATACAAAACTTCTTGGTAGCTAGGCAGCACACTGTCCAAAACATCTTGGTAGACTGTCATAACATCTTTGGGTTCCCCTGGCTCAGATTCGCATTTGGGACCGGCTTTTAAATCAATCATACTGAGAAAGCGCCAATTCAGACCAGGTTTGCTTTGTAACAATACTTTGACTGCTTTAATAAAAGCAAAGTCTCTTATGACATAACCTCGATCATCAACATGAGTCTTTAGATATTCTGGATTGTAAATTGGACATGAAAACATACTGCCCAAAGTGTGCCACTTGCGGTCAACATAGCGATCATCTCTAAGAAATGATGACCAACATACAATCACAGTGTCCCCGCGACCAAACTTGTACCGCTGGTCGGCTTCCATGACAGAATTGAATATGTAATGATTACCACCGCCTCCCTGACCCCAGTTTTCAAAATAATCAAATTCGGGAGCCAAACAATCGGCCCAGGTACTCCAGCGGTAGTTTGTAAAACTACAACCAAATGCAAACAGTCTGCGCATTATGCCGCTAGTTGTTTTACAGAGAACGAGCCTTGTGCCTTGGCAGCACCTTTACCACGCTGAGTTGCTTTGCTGTCAACTGCACCCACTAGGTCAACTGTGGCTTTGCCAAAGTTGCGACGTCGAGCAAAATAAAACAACTCTAAAAATCTATTTAGACTCATGGTTTTGTCTTCAGGAAAATCCAAACGATAAACTGTAGGCTCATTGACCAAAGGTCGATTGAAACTCAGGTATTCCCAAATGTTATAGTCCAGAGTCAAATTCATTGGATAGGCATTTCTGTCATCATACTTGATATAATAATTTCGTTGGAGACGCATGAGGCTGGCCAGGAGGTCTGCTGGCAACATATAACGTTCTAAGAAAGTTTCCAAGAAATCATACAAGTCATCCACACGGTCTTCTTGGTGCATGTTCATTGAGGTACGATGGATGATGTTCCAACCATGAATCTCTACACCAATCTTGGGATGATTAATTTTGCCAGTGTTCATCCAGTTAGAAAAATATGTTCTTGCTTCGTCTGCTTCCTTTTTGATCCAGTCATGAGTCATAGCATATTCAAACAGATCTTCGTAGTAGTCGTGGTAACTGATGCCTAGGTACTTGTTGATAAATCTAGCCACAATAGTAGCAAAGCCATTGATGTGAAACGTGGTCTGGAACCACGAAAAAATCTGTGCATCCAACATCACTGGAGTAGGCATGTCTTTGGTGCCAGTTATGACATCAATGCTTTCTTCAATGTGTTCAACACTGTATGAACCAGCAAAGTAATCTGTCACAGGCTGACTGGTGATCTTGAACAGTTTTTTCTGTAGCAAGTTCATTTCAGCATTTTCCAACAACTGAGCTTGGAACACAGTGATACCTGTGTGTTGATTTAGGTCATACAAGGCATAGAAGTTTTTCTTCCAGCTCTCTAGAGTTTCTCCGGGCAAGCCAAGGATCAGTTCAGTATA